TAACGATCCTCACACATATAACCTTCTATGCCAAGAATAGGCTTAATACCACTTGCTTTAGCAACACGATACATTTCTCTATGGCCAGAAAGGGAGCCATGGTCTGTGATTGATATTGCTGGCATACCCAATTTTGATGCACGATCTACATATTCAGAAGGCAACCCAATACCATCGAATAATGAAAAATGAGTATGTAAGTGTAGCGGTACGTAATTCATCTATTACCAGTCGATATTAGTCGCTGATGTAGATGATGGGGAGTCAAACCCAAGATAGAATGCTTCTTGCTCCGCATATGGAACACGACGCAATGCTTTTTCTAATGGGTATGGCTCAATGCCTTCCCAGTTAAACGGTTCCTTATCTGGAGCCGAAGGAATCAAAGTATAGGATGTCTCAGTACCCTGACCATTGCGCTTTAACTTCCAAGTAATATTTGAGATACTTCCTGTTTCAAGAGCATACTCACGAATGGTGTTAAACGAGGACTGCTTGCTTACGCCCATGGACCAGATAGCGACATAAGGCTTATCTTCAATGCCGTCGTCTACAAGTACATTGCAATAAAAACGTAGACGGCCACGCCATCCACTATTTCCCTTTGGATCCTTGCGATACATCTCTTCAGCCCAGTCACGACCTTCGGTATCCATAGTGTCTACAGCCTTACGCTTGTAATCTTTTGGATTTGTATGTTCCTTAACGACAAGTGCAAGACCACGCTTATCGCTATAATTTGCAGAGTCCTCATCCAATTCTTCAATAAATCGGATCTTGACTGCTTGTCCGTCAGCCAACTTTAGCCAACGAACCTTTGGACCGCTTTCATCTGTTTTCTTATCGAGCAGGGCATTGATATTTTTTAGTCCCTTAATAACGCTCATAGTTTTCTCCTTTGTTAGTGTTATTCAAGTATATCCTATATGTATTTTTTTGTCAAGTGTAAAGTTATAACACAATACCAAAATGTTTTAGTATTGCAGTTGTTGCTAGTATACACCAAAGTATGTTAAACCAAATAATGGTAGGTAAAGTTTTTACTGTTGAAGACCAGATTAGTGCTAGGCTTGAAACTAAAGCAAAAATAAATAACCACCAAAATTGTTTTCCAAAAAGAAGGCCTGGAAATATAATAGCAATTTTTGTCATAAAAGCAAAAAACTCTACAGTATTTGGTTTATCCCAATAAGACTTATTAAACATAGTTTTAATGGCAATCCACCACTGCATATGTCTTTTATTTTTTAAATTCATGACAAAACTCCTAATATTGATGACTCAAAGTTAACATCTAATTTAATTATATCAGAATCTTCCATATCTCCAATATCTTTGTATTTAGTATCAAGTTTTATCACTGACACTTTATGAGCCAAGGACTCTACCATTCTAGATGCCATTTTTGTCCCAGCCTCGTCGTTGTCTGCTATTAGAAATATGTCGCTGAAATATTTTCCTAATAATTCTATTTGCCTTGAAGATATATTTGCGCCAAGTGTAGCAACTGCTGGCATTCCTACTTGATCTAGTCTAATTGCATCAAAAGAAGACTCTACAACATAAACTTTAGATGCTGTTTTAATATTATTTAAATTAAAAAGCAATTTTGATTTGGGTAATTTGGGAGTATTCTTAAAATCTTTTCCTTCAACTGACCTTGCTACAAAGCCTACGCATAAGTTTTCATGATTAAAAACAGGTATAGATATCATGTCTTGATTTTCTGAATAGCCAAGTTTAAACTTTATAACAGAATCTTTAGTAATTTTTCTTTTAACAAAATAGTCTTTTGCTCTTTCAGATGCAAGCGCCTGATCATGTAATCTTTGAACTATAGAAATATCAAACTCTGACCATTCTTCTTTTTGTATTAGTTTAGAATTTACATCAGATAGAATGTCCGTCTCAACTTCTTTACTTTTGATAAATCTAACAGATTCAAAATATGTTCTATTTGAAAAATGCATAACTAATTCTATTAAGTCTGCAGTCTTTCCACAAGAAAAACAAAAGAATAATCCAGTATATTTATTTATTTCTCCAGCAGGGGTTCTGTGATTAGAATGAAATGGACAAAATACAATGTACTCAGATTCTGCTTCTTTTTCTACAGTTACGCCAGATCCTGAGAGTACTCTTTTAACTTGGCTGGCTGTGTATAGATTGGTCTGGTTCCGTCTACCCCTAGTATCCATTCTGCCTTTTTTCTCCCTATATATATACCGTATACGCTTAATGCAAATTCAAAATAATTTTTTTGTTCATTATATGATAGTGTAAATTCTGGGTTAATGTCAAATCTTGGAACATATCCAGATAGGCGCATTTCTGATACCAATAATCTGATATATTCTTGCTGCAGTCTATATATGGCTGAGTCATCGACTATAATTCCGTCTAGCCCAAATCGCTTTATCGCCTTGTGTGGAAATGTTTCCATAGAGCATATTATACTGACTTATCTTCATAATCCTTATACCTATAATATCCCTTGTCAAAATCAGCCTGTACTAAGAATTCTCCCATAAAACCGTTACGATTCTTACGAAATACACATTCAATAATGTCGCTATTTGTGCCTCGCCCTAAAGCCAATACCCAGTCAGCATCATATGCTATCTGTCTTGACCATGCTGTTTGACCGAGGGTCGGAACAGTTTCAAGTTTAGTTACGTCATCTGGGGTAGCAGAAGAAATAGCAATAATAGGAACCTCTTCTGCAATAGCCATTAGTTTAAGTTCACGAGAAAGATTTTTCATACGAACAGTCTCATTATCTGATTTTTGGTTTGGAGACATTAATTGCAAGTAATCAACAATAACAAAGTCTGGCTTATATTGATCTATCTTTCCACGAAGCACCATTGGATTAATATCTCCGCCAGTGTCATTTGATATGATATGGAATTCTGGTTTACCAGTTACATGCTTTGTATGCCATGACTTTAGCATATCCATCTCAACCTGACCAGCACTTAACTTTCTATGAGACCATACGCCTTCTCCCATAATTGCAAATACACGATTACGGACTTCAACCTCAGACATCTCAAGACTTATAATCATTGGGCTACGACCCTGTTTCCAAGCCTGTACAGCGAAATAGAGCGACAACCAGGACTTTCCTATGCCTGGGTATGCAAGAAAGACTCCTAATTGCCCTGGCATGATTCCAGAAGGCAAGTAGTTATCAAAACCTGGAAGTCCAGTTTTTATTCCAATTGCCCCTGTTTCTTGTTGCTTCTTAAGATTTTCAAAGTAAGCAACAGCAGAATCTAAATCTGTAACATCAATATCACGAATGGCTGCTGTATTTTTTCTAAGTTCTGCTGTTTTTGTAATAAGAGATTCTAGGGCATCTAATCCTTGCCCACCTTGCACATCTGTAGCAGCAGATCTAATAATGTCCTTAAGACTATTTGTTAAATATTCGGCTTGAAGTTCTTCAAGGTGATGCTTAGTAGAACCAACGCCATCTATTGGTTCAAAATCTCTAAACTTTTCTACAACTAATTCTTTTGGTGGAACTGTAGAATTAGTTTCATAATACTTTCTAATAAATTGCCATACATCTACATGGGTAGTTAGAATATTTTCTATGTTAGCCTGAAGTAAGACATGAGCCTGTTTATCTTTTAAGACTGCTGAGATTAATTTTGACTCTGTATTATTCACTCAGCCACTCCTTAGCCTTTTCTCTGCGCTCTTCTCGTTCCAGTAAATCTTTTGCATGTTGTTGTTTTGCTTCCAGTATATCATGTGCTACATATGCAAAATGATTCCATGTAGGGTTTTGCGTTACATCAAAATAATATTCAAGAAGTTCGTAACAAAGATCCATGCCATATGATTCTATAAGGGCATCAGCAGACCATTGCTCTATCCACTTGTTGTATTGTGGCTTCTGTCCTAGTTTAAAGTTATAGTGTTTATCAAACCTACTTAGCAGAGCCAGCCGCTTCTGTTTGTCTGTCACACTAATTGCTTTCTTCTAGTTCAACCTTTGCCTCTGATATTTTTGCTGCCAACTTGTCTTCAACAAACTTATATACACGCTCAAAAGCCTGATCTGTATTTTCTGCATCACGCTTTGAATCTGTTACACCAAGATCAATTCTTAGTGATTGAAAATTTCCAAGATTTAATGTGTATCCAAGTGTTACTGATACCTTAGTATCTTCCATTTCATACCCTTCTATTATATTGACTCTGACCAAATAGGTACAAACCTACCGTCTTCTGTTCTCGTATATGTAAGTATACCATCGCCCATTCTTCTTGTCAATTCAGCCTTGCTGGGCGTAATGTCATTTGTTATTAAATTATCTTTACGTGGTCTACCTATGTGATAAGTTGCTAGTATATCACGAATCTCTTTAACTTGCGATTCTGAATAGTAGGATCTTATTTGCCAACCTCTTGCGCCACCCTTTTGTGATCCTGTTGGGAATGGAATGATTCCACGTTTCATTAAAGAGGGCATATATTTTTTATGTCGATTAACTAAGTCTGCCGTTTCTCCAACAGTATAAGCCCTTTCTCTTTTATTTTTAAAATCTCCAATTAAACAACTTTCTATTCTGTCTTTTGTGATATTGTAAACAGACATTATTCCATTAGATCTATTTAAATGATAGATTCTTACTAAATCTTTATTAAGGAACCAAACCTTCTTATTGCCTGGAATTATAGGGGCGAGATTGTACTCTTCGCTCGTTCTGTTTCCTTTTTTAGCAGCCATCTACCTTCCTCCGAATCAGATGGCGGGTGAAAAAATTTTCTTGATCCACACACCAAACAATATATTTCTAAATGAGAAACTGAGTTGTACACTCTGTCTATTAACATTTTGCGAAAACATTTTTTGCATTTAATCATTAATTAGGTATGCCAACGATAATTAAATTAACGCCGATTGAAACGTCTCCAGTAGAATTAAAATTAACTATGCCATCTATCTTAGATGTTGTAATAGATTTTATTACAACAGATACATTTTTGCCTGCTTCTGTTCCGCCAATATTTACTGGAGTCGCTGTTGCAATGGGAGCAAACTTAAAGTCCGCTGGAAAGTTATATGTAAATGGTTGCTGACTACCAATACTTTGATTTGAACTTTTTACAACATCAGCATATCCTGCAATTATTCTTGTTTCAGAAGCCTTTGCATTTTGCTGAACGCCATTAGGAACATCCACAGTAACATATTTATATATTGCAGGTGATACCTGTAGAGATAACTCATTTATTGCATTTGCTAATTGATATATATATGAAACGTCTAGCGGTTGACCTAGTTCTGGTAGTGGTATTTTTGCCATTATTCCTCCTGTCTAATTATATCAGACTGCCCTCATTTTCAAAGAATTCTGAGTCTGCAAATCTTTCCAATGGTATTGTTTTTGGCTGCACAGCAATATGAACATAAGTTTTGTTTGAGTCATATACAATTGAATAATTTGTTTGTGATGTTTTTGCATAATATTTCCATCCAGAATTATTCCATTTTACATAAATAAAATACTCATCTATATTGCTTTGTGGCTCCCACGCTATATTTATTACTTTATTTTCAGTATCTATAATCATACTATTTAATATTTCGCTTGGAGTATCTTCCGCTAATATTTTATAAACAGGTGACCAGTGGGACGTTCTATTTTTGTCTTCGGATATAAATCTATACCGCAAAACATACTGCCTATTTTCTCCAAAAAATCCAGGTAATTTTGATTTTGGAATAATTATTTTTTTTATTCCTTGATCTGGAGTTGACATTATTGCACATCCATTGCAAATCTAAACTCTATATAGTTTGTAGTATTGGCAGCCTTAATGACAGTTTCTGCATTTACATTTTTTAGTACTGTATAACCTGTTAATCCATATACTGGATTTGTTGTTGAAACATTTTCAAATCTGACTGCATCTAAACCAACATAAAAATCATCAGATGGTATATTGTTTTTAATAACAGTTGTATATATTTTTACTATACTAACATTGTTCCATGTGAAACCAGTACTTTTGTACAGTTCTTGTAATTGTTTTGTAATTACATAATATCTATTAGTTGAAAATGAATAGTCATTTGCAGGCATAACTACCTCAAACCTGGCCCATTCTCCTGTCCCTGGGGAATCACTTTCTGCAAACTCTAAAAGAATCCTGACTTGATCTGGAAGAATTGAAGGATCTGGATCTTTACTTATAACACTGAATGCCAATTTAATTTCATCTGTAGGTGCATTTTTATTAAAATCTAATGCGGTTCCAAGTAAGTGAATATGATTTGATCCAATCGCTGGAACTAAATGATTTGATTGTATCTGTAAATTTGCAGAGTCTCCTCTCATCATTACAATATTATTAAAAAATCTAGCACGTTCATATCTAGAAGTTCTATCTGGGTTGGTAAACAATCTGTTATCAGAGTTTGTTTGAAATGCTTCATATGTTTGATTTATTAAACCATCTTCGGCAACGCCATCAAGCGGTTCATAAACTATTGGCAATTCGCTTGAAGATGTTTGATTATGATATTCCCAATTTTCATTAACAGTAAAAGCAAGAAGCGTTCTACTGTCGTATGCCCCCGCTGATGGGTTAGCCCCTGCTGAAAATATTCCTACTTCAGAAATCTCATATCTTTCGTCTGTAGGAAGTTCTGCCGTTAATACGATTTTATTTATTCCATCTTCATTGACATATCCTCTTGAAGTTATTGGAACTCTAAACATTTCAAAATCTAATGCCTTTTTATCTGAGTAATCGCCGAATGACTGGTTAGTTGCTAATGGCTTTGCCCCACAGCCAATTGCCACATAAGAGGCATAGGCTGGTGCCTGGCCTATTAGATATTTTGCTAAAATGCTTTTGCCTGTATTTGTTATCATGGTATCACTCCGTATATTGTATCATCTAGAACAGCCCCATCTGAAATTATAGAAACTTCAACTTGTTCGTCTCGAGCCAAATTAATAACATTTATTACTAAGTCCCCTGTATCTGAGTCTATGTAGACAATAGCGCAGTCTGGTCCTGTTCCACATTCTGGAATTTTGCTATTAAAATTAATTGGAAACTTTTTAAAATAATTAGAATCTATATCTTGTAATGACAAAATATTTTGAGGGTTATACTGAAAATATACATTACTTAAGTTTTTAATCGGTTGATATAAAACATTTTGCCCATTAACTAAGTCTGATCTTACTATATTGATTAACTCTTGTCCACCAATATTCTCAAATATTAAATCTGTCATTATTTCTATAGGGACTGCGTCATCATTAAATAATATAATATCTGGTGTCGCTGGCTTTACATCTGGATTGTTTTGTTGAACTAAGTCAATAACATCTGGGCTATCTGGTGTTGCGTTTAATCCAGAAATAGAATCTAGATATGAGTTCAGCGCTTCTTCGCTTGGGATTAATGTTCCTGGCTTCCATCTCATATTGACGTCTGGAGTGGCTGGATAATCATCATAAACTATTTTTCCGCTGGAATCAAAATATACCATTTTTATACCTCACTCATATACAGGGTCATAGAGGGACCTGCAGAATCTTTTTGATAATCTATATTATACACAACAAATCTGCTTTCACTAGAAGCAACCGCATCCTTATTTTCTGAGTCTTTATATTGAATATTTACAATATCTCCAAGTTGAATTATTGGAGTGCTAAATATTTTAACTCCTACATTCTTTCTTGGTTTCATAATCTTATTTATAATCCAAGACATCAGGTCTCTTGCGTCATCTTCAGATTGTACATAAGATGGACTTAGAGAAAATTCTTTTTTGCCATACGTGAGCCTACTTGTTTTTATTTTGTCATAATCTTGTTGTGCTCTAAATGGTGAAACAATTAAATTATCTTTTCCTATAACTGGATCAGCAAAGTTACTATTCTTAATAAAATAACTATCAACGCTTAATTCATTTTGAGATTGCTGAGTAAAAGTTATTCCCTGAATTCTTAAGTAGTTACCGCTTGTTTCATCTAAATTTAATGCAGTATCAGTAGAATTAAATATCAAAAATTCTGCACCATAGGATCCTGCTCTAAAGCCAGAAACCGTGTATCCTTTAATTCTGTTAAACGTTGGAGATAGTTGGGCATATAATGCTGGATATGCCTTATCATATTTTATCTTTAAATATGCTGCCTCTCTCATAATTGTTCCAAACTCATCAAAATATAAATTAAATTTAGGTGGCTCTCCAACACTTATGCCAGATAAATATGTAGACTGAACTATACCAGACATTGCATATTTTCTAAATGATTCATTTGCATTAATTTCATTATCATCAAATGCTGCACTAACTGGTGTGTCCAATGCAAACACAGTGTTCTGGCTATAGTTATTAGTTAATGCATAAATATTTTCAAACATACATTTTGATCCGCCACGCACAAAAAGCGCAATATTATTATATATTGGCAAAGGAGAAGAGTCGTCAACTATCTTAATTAATTTATTGTTTATATATAAATAGAATCTTCTAATAGATCCTATATCTTGATATTCAACAGCAAGATCATATACTGTTGGATTTTCTTCTCCTATAATTCTGCTTTGACCAGTGAATTTACCATCATCTACAACTATATTTCCAAACCCGCCCCATAGTTTTATTGGTATTGCATTTGATTCTGAATCTGAATAAACTTTATAAAATAATATATTGTGAAGGCTATCTGATTCTGATGAATATTCACTTACATTTTTTTCGGTTAAAGAAACTATTTCAAAATAATATCCTACATTTGTTGCTGGATTAATCATTACTGCAATACCACCAGAACCTCCAGAAATATTAAGTCTTTGACTAGGCTGGCTTCCTGGCAAAACATAATAAGGAGTTGCGTTTATTGGGGTCTGGCCTACAGTTTCGCTGGCTTCAATTTTTCCAACTATTCTCATTCTAGTTCCGAAATGTTTATATTTATTATCTAGAGCCTTATACTGATATGATAAAAAGTTAATTGGAGTTTCTGTTGTGCCAAATGATGGGCCGTTCATAACCAAAGCAGAAGATTGAACTGATCCTGCCTGTGTTGACTTTATTGTATTGTTTTGTGTTTCTTTAGTATAAGACGATGACATAAAATTTTTAATAATTCCAGTTCTTACATTTTGTAACGCTCTAGAATTATTTGCTCCAGCCACGTTTGTACTTAACGATAATTCTGAAATTGATTCATTAGTTAATATATCTCCATCTACCAAACCAAACAAGTGTTTGCTTTTCATATTAAATCCACGAACATATGCGTTATTTGACCAATAGGGGTCTAGTCCTGCTTTATGATTAACTATAGGGGTTCCAAACTGTCCTCTGCCATGTCTAGATACCTCGCCATTTTTCATTACTGTTATTCCGTTTATTTCTTCATACTTTGGCTCTGCATATATTCTAACTAGCCCCGTAGGATATATTTTTCCATTAAACGTTAGTTTTGACATATAGTCCTGATATTCTTGATTACTGCTAATCCATACGTTTCCTATTGCGCCAACTGTTTGAGTAGTAAATGTTGGCTTTCCATTACCGTTGTCTAAAACTATATTTTTTTGAGCACCTGGAATACTATATTGAATTGCATCAAATCTAATTATTTCTCCATTAGCATAAAAATATCCATTATGCTTTCCAAGCCAATAAACTGCTTCTCCTAAATCAATAATATTATTAACAAGAATATTATTTGAAACATATGGAACAATTGATGATAAGTCAGAGTTTAATGGTATAGCAGAAAGACTATATGAAGACTGACTAGAAACTTCAT